TTTGCATTTGCAACCGTTTGGTCATCAATTGCAGATTGAATTGCATAGCCAAGATAATTTTCTAAACCCGAAAGAGTGGATTTTTCAATTTTTTGACCTAGGGCCATCATATCGAGACCAGCGCCCATAAGATTTCCAAAAACTCCAGCTTTTTTCATAATAGCCGAGTTCTTCGTTAAAAGATTAAATGAATTTGCAGTTTTTGTATCTTTGATGCTGGGAAATATTTTTCTAATCGCCTCTTCTCCTCCAACATTTTTACCGGGATTTGTTCTCTGTCTTGGTTGTTTGCTCGGCCTTTTCGTTTTTATACTCTTAATAGTTCTGGGTGTTCTACTTGGAGATTTGCTACCAACTTTACCACCGGAAGCGTGTTTTTTGGGTCTACCGAAAGCCGAAAGAGTATCGTAGAGTGCTCCTCCTATAATATCACCAATAATGCTACCAATTATTGGACCAACTCCAATTTGCCCTATTACTGGAATTAGGGCACCTATCCCTAGACCAATACCCGAACCAATCGCCTTTGCTGCAGCTCTACCTATAGGTTCGCCCATCATCATTGAAAGAGCAAAATCAATTAGGGTGCCGATAACGGGTATTCTACCAAAAATTCTACCAAACTTGCCAACAGGTTTAAGAATCTTACCGGGGGCGCGAACAGGCTTTACACTTTTTTTTAAATTTGTGGAAGATTGGTTTTTATTATAAACATTTTTTCTTGCGTTAGTCGGTGTTTTTGTACCACCCATGCCAATATTGCTACTTGCAACCGCAAGCCCTAAGACAATAGTGCCATTTAAAAAAAGATTGAGATTTTTCTCAAGACTATCTAAATCTTTTTCGTATTTTGAGCCGGTAACAGTTTTAATAATGCCACGCATTTTATCGTGAACAATGTAGCCAAAATCAATAGCATTAACAACACCACCGAGAACATTACTAGCAAACTCTCCTATACCTTTACCGAAAGGGACAAGAAATTTAACAACATTTAATACTGCCGGCAAACTTTTTAAAAATAGTGGTGTGGCCGCACCTAGAAATGTGTAGAGAATAAAATTGCGAATAAAGTCTAAGAGACCAGTTCTTGGTAATTTATCTTTTATAAAATTTATAGGATTTGCCTTCTCTTGCTTAATTGTATTAAGTCTATCAGCTCTTCTCTTACTATTTAAATCATTTTTTATTTGATCATTCAGAGATTTTCTCTTACCCTTTAGCCCCAATAAAACATATGCATCAATTTTACGCATAGTGTTATTAGTATCCTTTAGTGTAATAACTACTGGATCATTTTTACAAATGGGATTTATTATAACACTCTTAGGAATGAATTGAGACCTGGAAAATATAGCCATTATACAAAAATACCTCTAACCGCAAGTGTACCCCTTTCACCATACCTATCAGTATAATCTGGTATTGCAGAGAATTCTGGAACTTCTGCATGTGCTGCAGTGCCACTTTTGGGTGTAGCAGCTTTTAGATTAATAACCGGCAATTCTGTAATATTTACAACACCTCTGTTTGACTTGGGTTTTGGTGGTACAATTGAAGGAAAATTTGTGGCAAGTTGTAAACTTTTTGTTGGAACTGATGATTGTTCATTACCGGTTGGAGTATAAAATTGTTCTGGAATGGGCGCCGCGATATTCCCTCTTTCCATTCTATACTTACTTTCTTCGGCTGGATAATGTGTGAAGAAATTATCATTTCTATCTTTTCTAAGAACGTCATCACCTTTCATAAATTTCCTTTGGGACATCCCGAAGAATGAGGGTCTTCCCTCAACATGATTTTGATCATTAATCTGAAATTGACGATTCTTTAGAGCCCGTTCAGTTTCATCTAGCCAGTTATTTGCAGTGCTGATATTGATTTTTTTAGAGTTTGCGAGAGCCTTGGCTGCACTATTTCTATCAACAATGTTTAGCCAATCACTGCGGTTCTTAAATGTCGGTTCATATTGATTGCTTCCGGTTATAATATCTTTAATCGTACTTCTTCCTTCGTTTTGTAAGAAGTTCATTTTGTAATTTGAACTAGCATATAAACGATTGTAGATTGATTGAGCAACATCTGCTCTGCCTTGAGGGTCAGAATCTTCAGCCGAAGAAATGGCCAAAAGAGCATTGTAATCTGCTGGACTTATGCTGGGGAGACCGCTGGGCCGCGATGCTTTCGCTGGTCTATTTAAGTTGGGTATTCCAATACTCTTCAGGCCATTTATAATATTCATTCCTCCAGATTTTAAGCCTTTAAACATATCTCCGAAATTAATACCAGGAGAATTTTTTATACCACCAACCATGCCACCCTCTTTGGCCAATTGTATATTATTGACAAATTTCGGCTGATTGGTAGAACCTGCCATTTTATTCATTCTTAAAAATGTGTCTGCCCCATACTTATCCACAGCGGCCTTGGTTATAACAATTTCTCCGGGCTGGGCTGCAATTAGTTGAGTATCGGGGCCGGCTCCGGTTATTCTCATGCCGGTATCTTCGTCAATATGTCCACCTTCTGCAAATCCAATTTGACTAATATGCTTTTCTTCTGGTAGCATAAAGTTGATACCCTTAATCAAACCACCATTAAAATATCCTGGAATATTTGGGGAAGCTTTTCCTGATTGCGTTTTTATTTGATTATTTGGAGTCAGTTCACTATTCTTGGTCTTTTCTTCAGACTTAGGCTTAAAGATTTCATATGCAATTACACCGGCACCGGCTGCTGCACCGGCAATTAAACCAGCTTTTCCGAATTTTTTCGCCAAAGCCAGAATACCCGGAATACCTATTTTTTTTAGAAATAAAACAGTAGAAGCAATAGTTTTTATCGTAGCTCTAATTGCAAGTCCAAATTTTGTTCCGAAAAGAACAAATGCCCCCAGTATTGCGGGCCACCAATCTTTTAAAAATCTCGTTAAAGATTTTATCTTATTTTTATTGGCAGGATCGGCAAACCATTTTAAGACATTCGTTAAAGCCTTACCTAATAGCGTAAAAAGAATGAATTTGAGAATAGTATCTAGAACATTCTTAATTGGAGCAAAAACAGCGGAAAATGCCCTAGACATCTTTCTGCCACTTGATTCGAGTAAATTCTCCCTTTCTCTTCGTTCCGTTTCTTCCTGATTTTTTCGTGCTTCTTCAACTTTCTTTTTATCTAATAAATGCTCAGCCTTAAGAGCATCCAAGATTTTATTGGCAGAGTTGTTAATAATATTGAGCATTCCCAACATATCATCACAACAATTACAGCAATTACCGTTATTTACATTTCGGTTCGGCAGTAGTGTATTCTTATTGATTTTTATTTGTTGTGGTGCCCGTGATTTTGGTATTAGAGTATTCTTATTGTCTTTTATTTGCGGCTGTTCCTTTTCTTCCTGTTTAATTGAAAACAGCAATTCTTCAATCAAATCCCCTGTCATAGATGGGCTACGCTTTTTGATAGATTTGTTTGAAGAATTTGGGGCCATTTTTGTTACTTCTGTTTAGCTTTTTCTTCTTCCTCTTCAATGTGCTGTTGAAGTAGAGTTACATAAATTTCTCTTTCAAATGGAATCATATTTTCAACAAAATCTGGAGGCCACTTGCGAAACTCAATAAGAGCAAACAATAGACGATAATAATTTTCTAAATCATTATACCTCATTGTGACGTAAAAAAAGCAGTTAGCCCCTCTAGAATTATTTTTTCTGTCACTTTGGTTACCGGATTTGTTACTTCAACTTCATGTCTTAACTTAGGCATGGTTTCAAAAAAACTTTGAATCTTATTAAATTCTGTACTGGTTAATTCATCAAAGAACGTAACCCATTCATCTTTGCTATAGTCAGAGAAAACGTAAACCTCGTCATCTACACACAGTTTATCAACACAATCAATAATCATATCATAGGTCTGACTAGATGAAATTTTTTCAAGGTCAAAATTATTCTTGATAAATTGATCCAAAGAAGGATATTTCATTTCAAGAACAAATTTATCCCCAATTTTAATTTTCTTATCGTGATTGGGATCTTTTTGAACTTGAACTTCATCTAGATCAATCTGGATCTTAACTTCTGTTACACCGTCATCTGGACAATAAACTGTAAGCTCAATTGTCTCTCCTACGGATTTCTTTCGGATATTCAAAAACAAAAATTCAATATCAAACGTGGGCAAAGTTTCAACCTTAATACCTTTTGTTAGAATGCAATTTGAAATGATAGTTCTAATTGCATTCGTGATTTCAGTATTGCTCTCCGATTCAAGTGCCAACAGCAAAAGCTTTTCCTCCTTCACTAAAAATGGCCTAAACTTAATAGGCTTTTCGGTAGAAGGAAGAATCAATTCATAAGTTGGAACGACTAAAGATGGTAATGGCATAATTAACCAATAATAATTTCTAATCTATTTAGTTGGACTTCCCAAGGTTCTTTGCCGGACGTATCTAGTATAAGTGAAATTTACTGAGCACTTTAAGACTGTTCCAGTCTCATAAGAAACTGGCATTGAATCAATAGAAATAGGAAAGGCATCAATAAATGTATAATTAAGTATTTTAGAATCGGCTTGCTTATCTTCTTTAACGCCCAAATTTCGTTCAAATTTCGTGACAGCAATCTGGCCGGCATATTGATTTTTAAACTTCATCCTATAAGAAGCCTGGCGAGTTTTAAATAGTTCCTGATTATCTTCATTTACTATAAAGTTTTTCCAACCCTCCAAAAATTCAATAATGTCATAGTTTTGATCCACTATGAAAGTGAAAGACGATTGATTATCATACTGCCGGCGATATGCCATTCTTTCAGTAACACCAGGAAAATCATTAGTCACTTCGTGGGTGTATAATGTGCTTCCAGGTAGTGTTGCACTCTCACATAATACGACTAAATTATCCAGAAATGACTGACTAAATTGGCTACCAAATCTACTTTGATCTTGCAAAAATTTTAATAGATCTGGAGGTGGTACTATTTTAATGGAAAAATGAGAGGTTAATGCAGGTCTAAGAATTGTGGCCTTTATGTCTTTAATCTTTTTGGGATTAGAATCTCCTTTTAATGACATAAATATTACTAATTGCTTATATATTATTTAGCTTTGGCAGAGAAAAAATATGTTCAAAACTATTTTAGACCAATCAATTCCCAAAAATATGTTGGAGATGTGAATGATATTGTTTATAGAAGTAGCTACGAACTCAAGGCTTTTCATTGGTGTGATAGGACATCCGAAATATTAGAGTGGAGTAGCGAGACCATAATAATCAAATATTTTGATCCAACTACTAATAAGATACGAAGATATTTTCCAGATCTTTATATAAAAATAAGAGATAAGACCGGAGTTGTAAAAAGATACATTATTGAGATTAAACCGAAAAGACAGACTGAACCACCTAAACCTTCAGCTCGGAAAAAGTCTAAAACTTATTTAAATGAGATGGCCACTTATCAAAAAAATCTGGCAAAGTGGACTGCGGCTGAAAACTTCTGTAAAGAAAATGGTCTAGAATTTATTAAAATCACAGAGAACGAGTTATTTCTATGAAGTTCCCAATGCAATTAAACGCTGGTGCCAGAATGGCACTGTCAGCGGTTCAGACTCTAAGAAAGTTCTTCTCCAGACTAGGAAAGGCTAGTGAAACTAGAATAAAAGTAATTCTAGATAATTTCAAAAAGGCCGATCCTACTGTTGTATTACCACCATCTATATTAGAAGAAACAGATGAGTATTATGCTGTAAAAAACTTCGTCGAAAAACTGCCCCCTAATCTTAGTCCACCACAATATTTCAATTTGGCAATTGAGCTACTACAGAAATTAGGAAGAGGTGAAGAGGCACTAGACCGGCACGGACTTTACACCTTTAAGTATATTGCCGTAACAAAGGGAAAGTATTATGACGTATTCCCGGTTATACTTCTAACATCTGCTGATAGATCTTATTATAGAGGATTTAATTTTCACTGGGAACGAGCACCACAATATGTTGAAAGCGTTTATAGAAACTACAACTTCTCAAGAGTACAAAGTAAGTTCTATAGAATCAAGCCACACGAATTGGAATATTTTCTGCAGATACCAACATTCTTGCCCATATATATTCCAGAATAAATATAATATAGTGGGAATTATAAGTAATGGCAGATTTAGTCTCTAAACCATTTACAGCCAAGGTTAAATGGGTTCCTACACAGTCTGAGCCTAAGAATCCTTTTGGAATTACCACCGCAAAAGAGCAGAGTAGAAGTTATATTGTTGAGGTTGATTCCAAAAATCATGGAAATATGACCGTTTATGATACAACTGGTGGTGGAAAGACTGCTGTTTTTAATTCAGAATTTGATGGCGATAAGAAATATACTCAACTACCTTCGGCAATTTTAAAAACATATCCCGAATCGGTTCAAAAAAGTATTCTAGATGTTGTGGGAAAGGCTGCAGAAACGCAACGAACTGCGGTTATAAAGGAAAAACTGGGAAATAGCTCTACTCCACTCTCTGAACAGTTTAAGTATCTTCCTGGGTTTAATAACACTGGTGCCACAACTGAGCAGGCCGATTCAACTAGAGTTAGAAATATATCAATTCAGAAAGAGGGAATAGATCCACTCTCCAAGGCTTTTGAGAGTAATGGGTTTAAAAATAGTCTGAATTTGTCATACCCTTTAAATTTCGATAAAAATTCAACTCAAGATTTTATTGAATTTAAGGTTATTGAATACCAACCTAGAATTTTTACAACTGAAGGACTACAAAGACTTAAAAGATATGGTAGCACCGATAAAAAGAAAGTAATCAGGAGCACGATAAGATTACCAATTCAAGGTGGAATTACTGATAGCAATAATGTAAATTGGGGTGCAGAGCCTTTAGATGCAATACAACAAGCTGCATCATTTGTTTCTCTAACCGCTCAAAATGAAGACCCAACATCCATAATTAGTGAATTTTCAGATCTAATACAAAACAAAAGTATTAATCCGGCTGTCCAGGCATTTATTCAGGCAGAAATGGTCAAAATGGCAACCAGCTCTAATAACAACTTCTTTAGCAGAGCATTCGGGGCAATTTTAAATCCAAATGTGGAACTCTTATTTCAGAATGTTGAATTGCGCCCATTTAGTTTCAGATTTGATCTAACACCAAGAGAGGGGCAAGAGGCAATAGTGGTCAAAAAGATTATAAGAGTATTCAAGCAAAGTATGGCACCTCGTCAGGGTGTTGCAGATATATTTCTAAAGACCCCAATGGTTTATGATATTAGATACGTTAATGGTATAAAGAAATCTGATCATACTTCTCTAAACAAGATCAAAACTTGTGCTCTAAAGAATTTCTCGGTCAATTATACACCATCCAATCAGTATATGACTTATGGAGACAATGAGGCCACAATGTCTGCTTATTCTTTAGATATGCAATTTCAAGAACTTGAACCGGTGTATTTTGATGATTATGATCACGATGAATTTAAAGATGATAAATCCAACGTTTCAATAGGTTACTGATAATGCCATTCTATTTTCGAACAATTCCAAATCTAGACTACATCAATCCAGAGAAAACGGCTAGTATTTCTGATTACATTCAAATCAAGAATCTTTTCAGACGAGGTAGATTGAGAGGGGATATTTTCGGAGATTTGGTCTACTTCACGAAATATAACATTGTAGGAAATGAAAGACCAGATCAGGTTGCGGAAAAATATTATAGCGATCCTTCACTTGATTGGGTTATTCTTTTATCAAATAATATTTTAGATGTAAGATCTGAATGGCCTCTGGATAATAATTCTTTTGATTCTGCAATGTTGGATAAGTATGG